GCAAATCAGTTGCAAATGGAAGTACATTTAAAGATGCATACTTAATGCAAGATAGTTGCAAGAACGGTACAAGCGAGGCAACAGCAGAGCAACAAGGCTCTAGGTTGGCTAAAAAATACGCTATATATATCCAAGAATTAAAGCAAAAGACATCAATTGCAATAGATAAGGCTTACGAAAATGAAGCCGTAAAAGATGCCTTAAAATCGGTTATATCAAAAACAGAAAGAATGCAAGTTTTATCTGATATAGCGATAGGTAAGCTGAAAATATCAAAACCTATATTTACAAAAGAAGGCGTTATTGATTCATATGTAGAACCTGACTGTAATGATAGGACAAAGGCAATAGCCGAATTAAATAAAATGGATGGTGCTTATGCACCTCAAAAAATAGACAATACAATAAAAGGTAGTTTAGGTGTTAATGAAGTTTCATATGAACAGGCAAAAGAAATCCAAAAGAAATTAGATGAGCAAGTATGATGAACAAACGATACTTAAATCAAAGCTACTTACAGACCTTTACTTCTTTACAAGGTATTTCTACAATAAGCAAACAGGCAATAAGTTTGTAAGGGGTGAACATTTTAAGTTATTGTCGGATGTTTTAGAGAAAGTTTACACACACGAAATAACGAGGCTTATTATAAATATACCGCCACGTTTCGGCAAAACAGAGTTAGCAGTAGTTAATTTTATAGCAAAAGGATTAATGATAAACCCAAAAGCTAAATTCATTCATACATCTTATTCCGATTCTTTGGCATTGGAAAATTCAAACAAAGTTAGAGATTTAGTTAAGTCGGATGCATTTCAGGAAGTTTGTAATATTAAGATTAAAACAGACACAGACAGTAAGGCTAAATGGTACACAGAGGATGGTGGCGGTGTTTATGCTACGTCTTCAGGCGGTGCTATAACTGGTTTTGGTGCTGGTATTGTCGGATATGATGGTTTTGGCGGTGCAATTATAATAGATGACCCTTTAAAGCCATTAGATGCAAATTCAACATTAGTAAGAACAACTGTTAACGATAGGTTCGATAATACTATTATTTCAAGATGTAATAACCCGAATACACCTATTATTGTAATTATGCAAAGGTTGCACAAAGATGATTTAAGCGGTGTATTGTTAAAACGTGGCGGTTGGCATCACATAAACCTACCTGCAATAAACGAGGATGGGAGTTACCTTTGGGATTATAAGAAAGAAACTATTGAAAATGTTAAAGAAAATAGCAACTATGTATTCTTAACTCAATATCAACAAAATCCTACTGATAAGGATTTAAGCGAAAAATTCTTTTATTCTTACTCAACAGAGAAACATTTTAACTTACAATACGATATAAGTAAATCAGCTTACTTAGATATTAGCTTTGACTTTAATAAAGAACCTTGTACGGCTGTGATAGGTCAATTCAATCAAAGTACGCTATTATTTAGCAAGTTTGATGTTATATTAGCAACTCCGAAAACAATTGCAAATAAGAGTCCGTTAGAGGCGGTGTGTTTTCTTATAAAGCAAAAATACATAGATAGCGGTTTGTTTTCATCTATTCAATTAAGGGTTACAGGCGATGCAAGTGGTAAAAGTGGTGGTGCTGACACTAAAGACCAACACAGTTTTTACACTACAATAAAAAGTGAGTTAAAAATAAGCACTTCACAAATTTACATTAGAAAAACAAATTCATCTCACGTATTTAGTGGGGAACTATCTAACAAAGTTTATCGGGAATTAAAGAAAGGTCAATTTAATATCTGTAATCAAATGATAGAAGATGATATACTTTTGGCTTTCCCTGACAAAGATAGAACTTTAAACGAGGCTAAAAAACAATTTGGGTTACATATCTTAGATGCTGTTAGATACTTAGATGATTTTTGGTTTTGTTATAGAAATGGTATATTTACATCAGATATGAGAGTAATAAGTCAGTATATTGATAGCCTTAAAAATAGTTATAAGCCATGAATTTAAGATTTAATTTTAATACAGGAAAATTTCACCCTGATGACATAAAACAGGCAAAAGAAGAATTAACAAAAAAACTTGATAAACAATTATTAGATGAGTTGAATATTGAATTAAATAAATATCCAAGTGAAAATAAAATAAAAGTTGATATTTATAAAGATTTTATTAAAAATAAGCCATGATTCAAAAAGTATTTGATAATTGCAAAAGTTTAACTATTTTAGAAATGCGTATGTATTTGCGTGGTGAAATCCTATCTTTAAATGCAACAGACCGAAATATGAGTTTGGATGATAAATTTTACCTATACAATTTAAATAGTTTTTTGTATTTTTGTAATGAGTTCAAAGACAAAGAAACTATACTAAGTAAAATGAAGTCGCATTGCTCAAAGGATTTTAAAAATAGATATGAAATTTCTAAATAAAATAAGAAACCTATTTGTTAAAAAGGATAAAAGACGTATACCTTTAACGCACGTTCACACATTCAAAACAGGTGAAAAATTATACACTTACTCAAAAGAGTATTACGGTTCTATTGCAAGTCGCCACTATTACGCATTAAACGAGGCATTAAATTATATAACCATGTACGGTGCGGATAAGAAAACAGTGGAAAAATTCTTTGACACGATACTCGACAAGAATAAACAAGTAATTTCAGGAATCAATATCTTAGATAATGCGTTATCAATAAACACACTGATTGAGTTTCAAAAGTCTTACATATTCGGTAAAACATCATTACAATTGAAATACCAAGAAATGTTATTTTGCATGTTCTATTTGTTAGAGGATGAAATTGAGGGCGGTTATTCTGATGTGTTTAACGAGAAGAAATTGAGCCTTATCAATAAAGACAAAGAGATGCGTGATGTTTTTTTTTCGAGTGTTCAAACCATATCCAAAGATTTGGACATTATATTAGAGCAGAATACGGAACAAATGATAAAGGACATAGTCAAGTTGTTGGAGATACAATCGCAAAGCATCCAATCGACTTTAAACGTGACTGGTTAGAGAATGAAGAAAGAATAGCTAAACATTCAGGGATGACAGTTTTAGACTATCAAAAATTAAACATTAAAGAGTATTTCGACTTACAACATCTCTATATAAAACACTTAGAACAAGAGCAACAGAAAGCCTTAAACAATCAAGAATAGTTCAAAATAGTAAATAGTTGATATTTAGCAATGTATATCTTTGTAAGATAATATGTTGTAATGGCAGATGAGAGTATAATAGTCGATTTAAAGTCACAGGGTCTTGATAAATTAATTCAGGATTTAAGTCTAAGTGCAAAGGGCTTTACTGAATTGGATAAATCAATAGCAGAGTCTCAAAAGAAACTCGATACATTAGACAAGTCAAGTCAAGAATTTAAGGATTTAACTAAAGAGATTAACGCAGCAACGATAGCATCAAAAGCGTATGCGGAAAGCAATGATACCTTAAAAAAGGAATTACGAGATACTACAAACGAGATAGGGAACTTAGAACGTTCAATAAAGGCATTAGAAAAAGCAGGTCAGACAAACACACAAACTTATAAAAACCTTACATCGCAACAAGATACTTTAAGAAAAAAAGCAGGTGAATTAAAAGATACCATTGGTGATTTAAACGCTGAAATTAAAAATAGCGGTTCAGATACCAGAAATTTAGATAAGGCGGTTCGTGCTATTAGTACAGTAGCATCAGGCTACCAAGTCGCACAAGGTGCATTAGCTTTATATAGTGGTGAAAATAAGAAGTTTGAACAAGCTTTATTGAAGCTGAATGCTGTAATGGCAATTACGCAAGGCTTACAACAAATACAAGAAGAATTAAGCAAAAGAGATTCACTATTCACACAGGCTGCTGCAAAGGCTAAATTATTGTATGCATCAGCAACGCAAGGCGCAACGGCTGCAATGTCTGCTTTTAGGTTAGCAATGGTTGCTTTAGGTATAGGTGCTTTTATTGTAGCAATAGGTTTTCTTGTTGCAAATTGGGACAAGTTAAAAACTTCTATTTTTGGAGTTACAAAAACATTAGATGATTACATTGCATCAAAAGAAAAATCATTAGCATTAAGCCAAAAGGCTTTAGATTTATTAGAAAAAGAATTAGAATATCAAATTGCTATTGGTGCAATAACAGAACAACGTGCTAATGAGATAAGAACGGATGCAATCGGAAAGCAATTAAAAGCAGAGTCAGAAATACTTAAAGGTCAAATAAAAACTTACGATGATTTAAAAAAGAAACGTGAAGAGCAAGGTATAACTTCAGGATTCTACATTACTGCATTGATAAAAAGTGCATTTAAGGTATCTCAAGCAGAAATAGAAAGCCAAAAAAATGCAGTATTAGGACAAACGCAGATAGTAAAAGACTTAACAGTTAAATTTATTGAGTCGCAAAAACAGAAAGAGAAAAAGGTAAAAGAGGATAAAATAAAGATTGAAAAAGAAGGGTTTGATGAAAAATTAAAGTTACAAAAAATTCATCATGATTATTTGGAACAAATGCAAAAGGCAAGGCAAAAGCGGTTAGATGATTTGTTGAAAAAAGAACAAGATGATGAAAAAAAGAAGTTAGAAGAAGCTTTAAAATTAAAAGAACAATTAAGGAAAGACGGTAATGAGAAAGATGCAAAGCAACAAAAAGAGGCAAGAGATAGATATACAAAAAGATTAGAGGCTAATCAAAAGTTACAAGATGACATTGCAGAACAAAACAGACAAAGACAAGAAGATGAATTACAAGCAGAGAAAGAACATATTGAGAAAATAGGTAACTTAATAGGTGGTTTAACAGACGTTGCAAATAGAATAGGAAATTTAGCCAGTCAAGCAATAGAAGTACGTTCACAGAATGAAATTAGAGCATTAGACCAACGTAAGCAACAAGGATTAATATCTGAAAAGCAGTATCAAAAGGAAATGGCTAAGATTAAAAATGAGGCTGCGAGAAAACAAAGAACTGCTGATATTGCAATGGCATTTGCAATGATACCACAGGCAGCGTTTAGTGCGTTCACGTCAACACCAGGCGGTATAGTTGTAAAAAGTATTGCTGCTGCACTTGCCTCTGCATTTGGGTTAGCGCAAGTAGCTTTAATAGCATCCGCACCATTACCACAATTTAGAGACGGTGGTCAAGTATCTAAGAAGTTAGGACTTATAAAAGGTGCAAGGCATGAAAGAGGCGGTGTACCTATTGAGGTTGAGGGAGAAGAGTATGTAATGCCAGTAGAACAGACAAAAGAGCATTTACCAGCATTGGAAGCTATGCATAAAGGTACATTTCATAAGTTATTCGTTCCTGTAAGTACAGCGTTACAACCTGACATATTCTCTAACATTCCAAATCCGTCTAACATAGCATTGCCTATTAGTAATGAAATGAATGATTATAGTTCTATCAATAAACGCTTAGATAAGTTAGCGAGTGAGATGTGGTGGTTAGGGCAATACACAAAAGAAGGCAACAAGGTTCGGGAACGTGGAACGGAAAAGATAGTTAAGAATTTAGAAACGCAAAGAAAGCGATATGTATAATGTTTATTTCGACAATATATTACAGGATGCAAAAGACATTATCAATATCAATGATTCTTTTGAAACTTCGATAGTTCGTGAGGATGGGTTTAGTGGAACAGAACAAATAATAAGGGAAAAATCAGAAACATTACTTCAATTTACAGGTCAAGCATACAAGTATGTAAATAGCATAATGAAAGAAAATCCATGTGCTGAAATACAATTTAAAATAGAAGATTCGGAATGTGGATATATTTATAATGGCATTATACCTGTAACCTCTGTTGAATTATCACCAAGTAAATATATTGGTAAAACGACAATAAAGGATAACTCATTTAGTGCTTACATACGTGAGTATTTTGGAGTTAAAGTAGATTTATTTAATAGAAAAACTATTGGATGTTTGCCACTTGATGCAATAAATAAGCAATTTGAACTTTACAAAACACACAATAATACAACCGATATTGTAGCAATAACTGCATATGATGCATTAGATATATTTAAGTTTTTAGTAGGTTATTTTACAGACAATACAATTAATGTTGTATCTGATTATCTAACAGTAAATAGGTATGCAATTACAACTGGCTACAATATGCATAATTACGCAGCATCTTCAGGTGAAGTATATCCTGTGTTAAGTATTCAGGAATTATTTAGTGAATTAAGAAGAAAGCTTAATTTATACATGGGGATAGAGTATGACAATTTTATTAA